TTTTTAGTGTCAATAGATTTATCATCCAATTACCACCCAAAATGGTAGCAACTAACAGGAGTATTTTTTCTGTTAAATTCATTCTATTCTTTTGTTAGCTGTGAAGTACCTGCCACTGCTACACAAGTAGCAACTACATATCCTAAACCGGTTATTAAAACAGAGTTTAAATTTAAACTCATAGTCGAATTTACAACTAAAACAGCCGCACATGATCCACCAATTTTTAATGCGTACCTTTTCAACTGAATGAAAAACTTTGGTGATTTTGCGTTTAAGCGTTCAATTATTGTATTCATAACTATCATTTTGTAAAATATAATGTAACTTCAGCTTTACGTCTCTTTACAAGTCCTGGTAATACCTTACCACCTCCATGAATCCAACTATTAAACTGATTAGCTATTGATGGATCATTTGTATTTGCCAATACTTTTTTTAATAGAGTACTATCACCCAATCCTTCAGGAATAGTATCAATATCAATATCAGAACCACAGTTATAAGCAAAATCAACCAACGCATCAAACTGATTTTGTGAAAGCTTAACCGATTTAGTAAGAAATGTCACATCCTTTTCAAATGCTTGTAAGTCCCACAAAAGAATCTGGTCAGCTTTTTGTTGAGTAATAGCAGGATCTTTCATAGATACTCGAACTCCATTTGGGTAACGAGTACTACCCCAACCAATCGTTGGGATACCTGCAGGACATAAATATGGTTTTAATTTACACCCCTCAAATTGTTTTACCAATAATACTGCTTTAACTGATTTCATATTAGTAATCTGCTTTTACCTCCATACCGGAAGTAGTTATACTTAATTTATCCACTTTTAGTCCATCCTTTGCAAACTCTTCACGTATGGCCTTTTTCCATTCGTTCAGGTCATCATCGTTTGCCATATCGTTAATACCCACACCAAGCGTAGGATTCTCTTTAAACTCACCCTTTTGAGCATTCAGGATCATGTATTGATTCTGATAAAGCGTATCACCAACTGTTATCCCTGACACGATCAGTCCGGAACTATCGCGAACCGGATTAATTGCCAGTTCCAGATCACCTGTTAGTTGTATGCCTATCTTTTTGCTCATTAGTGTTTTATTTTTGTATCTTCATAATCAGACTTACTGAATGGTTGAGCCTGTGTTGCAATAGCTGTTGCCGTTCCGGTTTGCGCGGCTGCCGTTCCGGTTGTGGCAACTGTATGCGTATGTGTGTTAAATGCCTGTACTAACGTATTGAGTTTATTTGTCAACTCCTGTATTTTTACTATTCCTCCAAAGTCACCACCATTGATTGTAATTGTTTCCACTTCACTCCAACCTATAATTGCCAGGTCCCGCATTAAACCTTCAGACAAGTCAGCAATCAAAACCATGCTGCCTACTTTGGGTTTTATAAGTAAGTTTTCAGTATTACCATCAACTACTGCAGCCAGGCGAACGTCCGTATGTTCTATACCGTTTCGTTTAACAGTACATGTTTCATCATCAACAGTAACTACCTCTGCATTAAAGAAAATCAAACCCTGATTATCTACACCGCATATTTTACGTATTACGTCCCTTACTTCTGATCCTTTAGCCATCACTCAACTTTTTACCGATTTTAATCGTTCTTACTCCTCCGGATTTTGAGAAATTTGTTTTTACTTCCAATACATAATAATTACCGGTTTTATCCTGGTAATCCTCATCTACCAATTTAACCTGGTACCCGGCATCACAATACGGAACTAACCAACCGGTAAATGTTCCTTCATAACCATCATATACCCGACTTACATATTCGTTTTTGGCCTGAAGCATTAAACTATCCAAATCACCGGTTCCACCTTTTCTGTCAATTCGTTCACCACCGGTATCTCCAAACTCTATTTTATGTAGTTTACCATCTTTACCGGGATATTCAATTGAGACAATAACCTTTCGATCTTCTTTCTTTAAATACTTTAGTTCTGCAGTTTCAATATTCTTTGAAAAATCGTATTTTACTTTACCAAATATCTCAGAGTATTGAGGATGAACATGCAGTATATTTCCTTTTAAATAGATATTCGGCTTTGCTTCCTCCTGTATTTTTTTTAGTACATCATAACCGGTTGCATTGTTGATCACGAATTTGTCATACTTAAATTCATAATCGCAACTCAGTGTAAATCCACCTATTTTACCATTCACGTAATTCAGAACATCACTTACGCTTACATTTTTAAGTTCAATGTTATCAAGCGATTTCCTGTATTGGAAAAGACCATCTTCGCATTTTAGTATTAGAGATCCATTATCAGTTGCCGGTTCTTGTTGAAGGTAACCCTCAAATTCAGTTATAAACTTATCATCATATCCGAATTCAATCTTTACAGCATCACCACGTTTAATCTTATCATTAATATCAAAAGGGATATTATAAACTGCCGAAGGTAAAGTAATGGTTGCCGTATCACTCAATAATTCGACACTTCGAATTGTTTCAATGCTTTCAATCATTCCCAACTGATAAGTTCCAATAGTGACCTTCCACGACAGTTTAAACATAATTTAAATCCTATTTAAATCCCATTTATTACATCCCCTTTAGGGGCTTGGGGTTATTAATTCTTTATTAAAAGGTCATAATCTTCATCGCTGAAAGCTTTAATTATGAATGCCTGATTCTCCACTCCTTTTGTAAATGGAAAGTCGTATGTTTCAATGGCAATCCGTAATATATCCATTTGATTAAATACCGGGCATTTTACAGATATTGACTTTGAACTGTTTAAATATTTACGAAATTCAAGTAGTATGTTTTCCATAAAATCAGTATCCGGTTCTATGATAATTCCTGTAATTGTAATTTCCCAATCATCCTGACTCCAGTGTTCTTTAATTGATCCACGCTTTGTTGACTTATTTACATACCGGCGTGTAATAATATTTTTACTGGATAATGAAATGATTGGATCCACCGGAAAATCGAAATCAGTTAATCCATCAATTTGAAATGATAATGGAACTACCCAGTTTGTATTTTCAACAAATCCCGAATTTATACGGCTTGTCAGTTCTGCCGACGCTTCCACATCCTCCGACCCGCGTACTATTACCGTATCCCTGAAAGGAATAAACGGAGGCATAGCAAACCCAAGGGCATTTTGTGTTATGAGTGCTATATTTGTTGCTTCGTTTAAATCTCTTATTGGGTCAAACATTCGTGTAATTTATTTTATTACGTATAATTTTATTTAAGAAGCCGACTGTGCCGAATACAGCACTCTCAACAAAGCTGCTTCTACCTGACTCACTAAATCTTTTTCATTCTCTTTTACACCTCCCTGAAAAATGATACTTTCCACCATTTTACCCAGATTAATAGTAATAGATGTATTGCGGGTTCCACCGGTAGCTACTTTTTCTGTTCCTGCTTTTGTAGCTGCTGCACCTCCACCGGTTCCACCTGCACCCACAACTCCAAGCCCTGGAACGGTAGCTGTTTTAATTCCTGCCTTATCACTATTCTTTATTCCGGCTTTATTCTTTGCATCTATCTCAGAAACTCCCTGATGATAGGCTGCTCCAATGTTCTTACCAACTTCTTTGGCGTTATTTATTGCATTTCCAACTGCACCAAAACCAATAAGATCTTTACTTGCCTGATTGGCGGTTGCCCAGGCAGCTTTCCAGTCACCTTTAAAAAACTGAACCAGTGCCTTACCTAATCCACCCAGACCCGAAAGTATTCCAACAATCCGATCAATTATAAATTCTTTAATAATATTTCCAAAACCTTTAATTGCTTCCCATGCACCCAAAATAGCACCACGAAACCATCCAAACCGATTATAACAATAAACTATCCCTGCAACCAACAAAGCTATTAATGCAATTATAAAACCAATAGGGTTAGCAGACATGGCTATATTGACAGCTACCATGGCAGCAGCCCATCCTTCAGTAACCAACGTGTTGACAATGATAGCAGCTGTTGATAATCCGGTATACCATGTTAATACAGCCGTTTTAAGTGCTACAGCTCCAAGTATAATATTATATGCAGCAAATCCACCTCCTAGAATCAATAAGACATCTTTTATATCGTATAATGATTTTACAAACTGAATTCCAACCGAAAGAGTAGATTTAAAGTTATCAGCAAAGATTTCCAACGATGGAACTAATTTTTCCTGAATCTTAATACCAAGATCACCAACTGATAACATTATTTTACCGATTGCCTTATTATAATGTGCCATAGGAGTAGCATCATAAGCTGCTTTGGCCGATCCTCCAAACTCTTTGTTAAGTTCCGTCAAAATCATAGTCTGGGCAGCTGCCATATTACCCCCTTTTACAAGGCTTTTAATCAGTTCTTTTTGTTCACCATTGAAGTTTACACCTGCACGACGTAAGGCTGTTATACCAAGGATAGGATCTTGAAGAGCTTTACCAACTTGTAAAGCTGTTGAACTCATATCCGTTTTCATACGGGTACTCATGTCTGCAATGGCTTGTGATGCTGCCCCAAATGTTTGTTTTGATACATTGGGAAAAGTCAATAGGATAGACTGCATTGAAAGAACATCAGCGCGGCTACTTAAAGAATTTGCACTTATTTTTGAAGCAATGGCATCAATACTCTGCATCGTAATTCCGGCAGCATTCCCGGTACTGATAAGTCCGGCCTGTAATTGTGCCTGTGCCAGATGAAGCTCATGAGATTTTTCAACGCCTTGTTTCATCATATTCACTACCTGAAACATGCCAAAACCAATTCCCATGGCACCCAATACACCACCTACTTTACTAAATGCGCCACTCAAACCATTAGCTGATGCCTGGGCAGCATGTGCAAGTTGGTCAGTTCGTTGCAATCCCTTATTAGCAGCAACTATACCGTCCATACGGGCATTTAGCTTTATGATGTATTCGTATATATTTGCCATTATTATCTATGTAAATCTATTCTTAATATGTGTAAATCATTTATTGGCTTTCGCTTCCTCTTCACGTATCCACTCCAACTCTTTCCAGGCATTTGCCCATTGTATATCCGTCAGCAGGTCCGGATCGAGATGGAGGTAATACCGTAATTGTGCATTAATTTTTCTTATCCATTCGGAAGGTTGCACAACACCTTCCTCTATAACTTTACGAGTTCAGCTTCTTTTACCTGGATTATTTCAACAAGTTGCTTTCCAACTGCATAAAACAAGTCATCATCTGTTTTGATGTTTTCACTACCTCCTAACCAGCAGCCATTAATCAATACTTCATTGAATTTAAGGGCGTCTTTTGTGCCGGCAACAGTAGCGTACGATAATGTTTTACGATCAGGACTTTTTAAATAAGCAATATGACCATCAACGGTAACTGCAAATACATTTTTATTTTTTGCTTTCCATTCGGCAATTTGTTCAGGAGTTGCCTGTCCTATTAATTCTTTTTCCATTGTGTGTGTTATTATTTTGTTTTTAAAATAAAAGCAGTCAGCCAGCTATTGACCGACTGCTTTTGTTAGTCATTAATTTTATAGGTTTTAAATCGTTTGAGCTTTCTTTCTCAAAAATATAAATGGAAGTTTGCACTCCATAAATTTGTCACCCTGTTTTACTTCTTTGCTTTCTTCAGTAAACTGAAGGCCTTGCAAAATATCCGTAATCAGCATATCACCGTTACCGGGATTACCATACGCAACTACCGCATCCAGTTGAAGTGATAATAATGAACCATCGGCACTATTAGCCACCAAGGTTTCATATTCACTCTGCAAGATAGTAAGTTCACCCTCATGGCTCTTATTGCCTTTCTGAATTTTCAATGGCTCATTCCCTTTACCGTACACCACTTCCTTTTCCTGTTTGGTAGTGTATTTGATACCACGGAAACCTGTGATATCCTTGCCACCTAACACCAGGGTTAAGTCAGCAAATTCGTATTCTCTTGAATCAAACATGTTTTTAAAATGATTATACAGTTGTTGTTTTAAAGCCCAGGTACAAATCAATGTACTTTGAATATCCGAAAGGTTTAACCTTAAGCGATGCGATCAATGTCGAAGAACTGACAATGTTTTGTGAAGCATCAATAAAACACTGAACGCCGGTATCTTTTGGATTGCCAGGATCAACTCCCAGGTTGCCGTTCATATTTGTTTCAATGGCAACTTCAACTGCATTCTGAATACTTTTTACAATCGGAGCAGGAATAGAACCTGAGTCCGTCACCGGAACCTCGTTGCTCAATTCGTTTACCATTGTTTTATATCCGATCCGGTAAGCCTTGTCAATAACACGACGTCTTGGGATTAATGCATAGTCATCAGTTGGATCAGTGGCCAGTTTATCATCCGTAAAGTAATACCCGGCTTTCCCTACAAATGTGCGGAAGGTGACATACCCTTTATCGTTTATAATATCAGGATCACCCAGTTCAGCAGCTATAGCTCCAATAAACATTGAGTTTACAGGGATAGCACCCGTTTTTACACGTGCAATAGATCGTTGTACCGGAATAGCAGCTATACGACCTGCCATTAAGCCAACCGATGCATCCTTGCTGCCACTTACCGTGTCACCAATTATCACACAAACCCGGTTATTAGC